AAAATATGACCCAGATGCGTTATTTATAAAAAGATGGATACCAGAATTAAAAGACGTTGACGCGAAAGATATACATAATTGGAATAACGAACATAGTAGTAAAAAATACGCGTCTGTAAAATACGAACGACCTATAGTGGATTTTAGTGAACAAAGAATTAAATCAATTGAATTATACAAAAAATTTTTATAGAGAGATGTGTTTTAGTGGAATAACGAACTATTGAAATGAATAAAATATTATATTGTACTATTATATATTATGAGACAACAAACCGCTTGGATGCAACATTTGCAACAGACGTATAAGAACGGTAAGCAACAAAATGCTGATTACAAATACTCCCAGGCGATGAAGGACGCCAAAAAAGATTACAAAAAGCAGCAAGGTGGTAATCAGCAACAACAGCAAGGTGGTAATCAGCAACAACAGCAGGAGGAGGAGGTTGATCCGGATCAGGGGGGTGTTCCGGAACAGGGGGATGTATTTGATGGGGGTAAACAGCAGCAGCAGCAGCAGCAACAGCAGCAGCAGCAACAGCAGCAACAGCAGCAACAGCAGCAACAGCAGCAGGATAACGGTTTTTTTGATTTTTTCGGAGGGAAAAAGAATAATAAGAAACAGAAGCAGCAAGGAGGTAAAAAGAACAAGTCTCGCAAGCAACAAGGAGGTAAAAAGAACAAGTCTCGCAAGCAACAAGGAGGTAAAAAGAATAAGAGTTCAAAGCAACAGAAAAAGTAAACAAGTATTATGAAGTATTATAATAAATACATCATAATAAATACATCATAATATCAACCAAGGGGTTTAAATATCAAGTGAAACAACATTTTTATCAGATTTCCTACGACTGGATTTCTTGGGTAGAATAGTCTCACTCATATCTTTGATACTTGAAATACTAACTACAGAATCATTATCTTTTGCATCACTTCTAATATCAACATTTTTCGTTTTAAGACCAGATAATATATCATTGATATCAGTATTGCGTGGTCCAGACATTTCTGGTCTCACAGATGGTTCATTCAAAGACGAACGCGCGTCAACATTTACACCAGATTCCCTGAACATAGTAGAACCAACTGAATTATCATTGGAGGTAAAATTCATCCCGGGTCTTTGTGGAGGTGCTTGGTCGCGAGTTCTAACAGCAGCGGGTGGTGGGTTATTCGTGCCGGGTTTATTTTGCTGTAAGAGTTCACTGGCAAAAGACATGCCAGGTGCCGTTTCTTTCATAGAATTCATAGTTGCGTCAGTAAACATTCGCATCAATTCGGGAGACTGTTTAATAACATCGTTGAATCCGGGCGCTGCTGTAGATAGAGCTTTATTACTAAAATGAACAACACTAGCACTGAAACCGAGACGAAGTAAAAGACTTAGTTCCGGACTCATTTTACCACCCTTGTATTTCTCGTGTAGTTCCTCGAAAATCTCATTATAACTATCGACATCCTCACTAATAGATTCACCCCAACCGTCAAGAGAGACACCAAATGGGTCAAACATAGAATTACCATATTCGATTGTATTTACCATCGTAATGAGCCAATTTTGTTGAATCTTTACAGAATCGCGCTTACGCTTATCATCAAGCGCTCCCTCATATTCATCCTCAATTTCATCATAATTAGACTCTAGAGTAAGTTTTGACATATTTTTAATGATACCCTTTTCGTGCCAATCATCTAAATGTTTCAGCATCATGCGCTTTTTCCTACGCTTCTCTCTGTCAGTCATATTATTTGATGACGAAGGTTTACTATCACCTCCCATGCCACTCAATTTTGTAAATCCATCCCAAGTCTTACTTTGCGTACCCATAGATTCTGCGGTAGAAGAACCAAGTTTAGAATCATTACCTGTAACAGGTTCCACATTTTTATTTTCATTCACACCAAACATAGATTTAGCAAAACCACCAAATGAATTATTGGTATCTACCTTTTTTAAATCAGGATTACCACTTGAATAATCAGTCTGAATGTTAATAGATGAAAGGTCGTTCAACTCTTCTTCTAATTTATCTAATTCTCCTAAATCAATCTTTGTTTTTGATGTATCATTTGATTTTTTATCATTCATTAACAACTCCATTCCCTCACCGAGACTACTCATAGACTTAGATGTTTCCATACCTCCAAGTGAAATATTGATGGGTTCAAAATCGGTTAAATCGATGGCTTCCATAGTCTATTATTATTATATAAATTTTATGTTTAAGTTCTACGCAATATTAATAATATTATGTTTTTTTAAATACCATAGGCCTTGTAAAAAAGCATCTGCCAGGTCGTCAATTTTTTTATGTTCTAGAACGTGCGATTTCCATGAACTGAAATATGGGTTCTCTATAATTCGTTTGGTATGAAATACAGCATCCATCTTATGTTGTTTATAATTTGACTCCTCGGCATCGTGTTCCTTCTCAAAACCCTTAAGTTTATTAGAAGATGATAAAAATTCAATTTGTATTGAATCGTGTCTCATAATAAAATACTGTGCGAGCATACCTTGTATGGATTTCATACGATTTGCGATTGGCGATATCTGGTTCTCTATAATAACACGTTCAACCTGTGAAAAATCAACCTTATCAAACTCAATTTTGATATTTTTACCAATGGTTATAAGATCAATATTAGAAGCATTACTTTTTGGTTTTAAGATTGGTTCCAATGAATGTTTATCAAAGTATTCCAACATTTGTTCAACGACCAATTTCTTCGTGTTTTCTGGTATAATATTAAATGATGATGCCAATTGTTTTAATTCATCAGTTTTCATTTTATTCAATGTGCCGCTTTTATGACTCTTTGATGGTATTAATAAGTCAGTAGTCTTGTTGGCGTGTTTTTCGCAAAAACAAAGTTCATTCTTGGTATATTTAGCTTTATTCCCACACGGTTTGACTGTCGGTTTGATATCTTTTTTTTTATTACCCTTAATTACAGTATTACAATTACACAAAACCGTAGTTTTGTTGGCGTCGGGCATAAGATTAATAACATTCCAATCTTTAACCCCAATATTTTCACCAGATATATCGAAAAAACAATAAGCCATATTTTTTATACCGACATCAAAACTAACTAACTTCATTTCCTATATAGATAATACCCAAAGTTTATATATATAAATTTCAAGAAAATACTTATAACCGAAAATACTTATAATCTTAATATAATCATTTTATATATAATAGCATGAACTGTGGTGTTTATGATTCTAATATAAAAAATACAATCCTCTTCTATATACAAGTTCCTGAAAATACAGAAAAAGAAAGCACGAAATTAAAATCAGTAGATATAAATTTAACATTTATACCAACTTACGGAGTAGAGATAAAAAGAATATTTACGGTAAATAAAGATGTTATAATTTATAAGGACAATAAGGCATCTATTCGTGAATTATACGAAGGAACCAGTGTATATATAGTTATTGAAATAACAGAGAATAAACTGTATGATAAATTTATTGATTTAGACAACCTTAAATTGGGAATAGATATTTCTTATTATGATGTAGAAATAAATAAAAGGATTAATATGTTGATAAATTCATCATTTACATCAGCAAATAATGAACAATTTGAGGCGTTGATACGTGATATCAAATCGGGTAATAAACCGAGAATTAAACCTTGTTCAAATGTTATTCTATTATCCGATAGCACCGATTCCGATGATATGAGTGTATATTTTAATTAATTAATTATTTATTTATATAACGCATATTATGGTCCCGTATAACAGTTGCCTTATGTGTCATATATTTACGATAATCCGAATTAGTTTTTATAGATGAATTTAGTATTAATTTATTATTATCCAATGCTTCTGGTTGCCAGAATGCCTTTAAATCGGCACCATTATTATTCTTCATCGGCGGAACAATTGGTTCGTGAATGGGTTTTACCAACGATGAAAAGAAACTGTATGGTTTAATATTAGAGTCAAATTTTGTGTAATAATTGCTTTGTATAAAAGACATTTATATATATAATTAAGATTTAATTTGCTAATAAAATATCAATAATTGCGTTTTTCGTCATAGAATCATCAATGACGTGTTGTTTATCCGTTGCCATCTGCTTTAGATCGGCGAGTTTAAGTTTTCTTAGTGCGCTTTTACTTAAGTTACCCTCAACGCTATCATCCGCATCAATGTTGGTATCATCGTCCAACTTATTAACATTCAATAATTCATCTATATTTAATTCGGTAGGAACAGTCTCATCTTCATCTATAAATTCAGAAATGACTAAAGGTTCGTCCGATGGTGGGGACAATTGTATAACAGGAACACTCAAGTCTATAACTCTTGTGCTGTCATCATCGTCTGGTATAGTTATCTTCTCCTGTGCAACCTCCTCGTCAGATTCCTCGCCGGATTCCTCATCAGATTCCTCGTCAGATTCCTCATCAGATTCCTCATCAGATTCCTCATCAGATTCCTCTTTGTCGGATTCCTCTTTGTCGGAATCATAATGATTTTCGTTTGTGTTATTATGAACAACATCATCTAAAGTGTCATATGCGACGTGTTCCATTTGTGTAGGAACCATATATTGTTCTACGTGAGCATTTTGTTTAAATTCTAATACTTCTTTTGCTAAATTTTGAACGATGTCGAACATAGTGTCGCATTTAGTTTCCATGTTTTCCATCCGTTTTTTGAAATGATATACCAATGTTATAATCAAAGCGAAAGTAATACCTAAACTTAAAATGAAGAAAGTCTCTACAAATTTAAACGATTGCATTTAAATATTTGTATAATAAATTTAACCACTTCAAACGAAAAGATTCTAATAAAAGTATATGATTATAATATATAATGAGCACAATAACAACTTTAACGGAAGATGAAGTGAATAATCAGGGTATGCCTCAATTCAATAAACCAGATATTCCTATACCCGGTTCTATACCCAGTTCTATACCCAGTTCTATACCGAGTTTTGACTTTAAAAACCTTATTATTATAATTTTAGTAATATTACTTGCGTTCTCAATAATAGGTATAAATTTAATTCAATCTATGAGTGGCGTTGTAGATTATATAGGAGACATACTTCGCCCGTTATTTGGAAGTTTTTTATCCGCTTTTGCTTATATAACAGGTGTAACAATAAACACAGCAACGGATGTTATAGGGGACACTGCAAAAACCGGTATAGATATAGCAGAAGACACAATCCAAAGTGTGGGTAATATATTAATAGACGCAAGTAAAAGAGACGTTGTAACAGAGGTATCCGAAAAAATAGAAAGGTCAAGTGGCGATGAACCCAAAAACGAACCAGAACCCGATTCGGGTGAAACCAGTATTCAAAATCCAATAACTGTCAAGAAAACCAATTGGTGTTTAGTAGGAGACCAAAACCAAAGACGGTCTTGCGCATCTGTCAAAGATGCCGACAAGTGTATGTCGGGTGATATTTTTCCCACGCACGAAAGTTGTTTGAATCCCAATCTTATTACAAATGTGTTACCAGACAAACAACGCGTAACTTTAGTAAATTAATCAAAAAATAAAATGTTTGATAATTATAATCATAGTTATCAAATGAATGCTCTGCGAAAAACGATGGGAAGCATGTTTAAATTCAAAAAGATGAATGTTTGTTTAGACGAAGAATGGACATTATGTGATATGAACAATCAAACACCAAGTCATATTATGAGTAACGGTGAATATAAATATATGAATTCATTAAGTTCGAGTGATAAAATAACGAAAATAGATACTCCTAAGATAAAATCAAACCAAATAAATACAATTATAAAAGTGAATACAACCCATTTACACGTTGGGTGGTTCTCTCTTTTATATGAATCTTTTATGGATATGATTGCAGAAATAGATGTCTTACAAGTTTTTCTATTATTTGATGAAAAGCGGATGCCCAGTATTTGTATCTAAGTTTGTGCTGTTCCTATAATTGTAAAATCTGTGTGGGTGGGTGTAGTATCTCCAGAACCAACGAGTTGAACGGTAGTCATATTCGTTTTGAAACCAATATTATTAGACGTCAGGTTCATATAGACAGAGGATACGTATGATTCGGCTACATACTCATTGAAATCTTGTTTTTCAATTCCAAATTTAAGTTGTATTTCATAATAAGAAAGTGGTTCTATCCTTAACGTGGGTGAAAAAGATAAATTGCCCAAATACTTAATTGCTCTGAAGTTTCCAGAATTATCCAAAATATAATTCATAGAAATATCATTAAATGTGTTATCATTAAATGTGTTAGAAATGGCGGGCGTAGGAAGGACAATTCCTTGGTGGTCTAATATTTGAACTTCTATATTACTTATAAATGTATGATTTGATGATGTATCCAAACCGAGTTCTCCTGAAATATCACCAGCAACATATAGACCAATTGGAATATCCATATTGAATAGATAATCTTTATTGACTTGTTCGCTATCAATATTATCAATATTATGAAATATACGCACCAACGTCGTCCAATCACCAGATGGTGATTGAATATTAGTTCCTGTATTAAAATCCCATGCATCTAGAGAACCAATATTTGGAATTCCTAGTTGTTGTGCGTTCATTGCGTATCCGTATAAAGGCACTTCTGGACGATACTGTATATTAAATGACGGTCCAGGAATACCCGCGGAACTACTGGATGTTGGTAAATAAAGGTCTTCTGGACACGTCGCTACGCCGAAAGTAGTTGATGACCCATCGGCGTTTTCCACAATTCTGTTACTCGTCCGTCCTATATTTTCCATCGTCTGTTTATATCGCTGTGCCCGTGTTAATTTTCCCTGAACGGTTGATGTTTTATTATATTGGAGTATTTCCGCCTTTCTACGTTCATATATTCTTTGAGTTGTAATATAATTGTCAGAAGCATCTTTTTTTATATTTCCGTCTGCATCTATATATGGGTTCTCAATTTCTAAACGTATAGGTGCCTTACGATTATTAAGTATTGCACGTCTTCGTGCTAATAAATCACATAATGTTTCAGACATAATAATATATATACAAAACGTATATTATTATGATTTTTATTAATACGAAGGATTCGTATACCAAGAACTTGAAAGATAGTCGGCACTACCAATTTCTTGATTTTCCTCTGGGTTCCTTAAATCTGGTCCAGACATAACAATATTACTTATTTGGAACACACTTA